ACTACGGGCATGGAGCTGGTTTTAAGATATAGAGGCTGAATCAACGCCTGCACGGCTCCTGCCAGCCCCATAGCCAAAAAACGATTAACCGCCGCCGTGTCCGTTGGCGCCCCCACGGCAAGCGGAATATTGATGCCTCCGTTGGCGTTGACGGCCCCCGCCGCCGTCAGACCTCCGGCCAGCGTCATGTTGCCGGATGCGTCCACCTGCGGCATGGCCGCCAGAGCATTAGCCGCCGCTGTTGCAGAGTTGGCCGCATTGGTGGCGGAGGTTGCGGCATTATTGGCAGCCGTGGACGCGGCAGCGGCGGACTGGCCAGCCGTCCGCGCCGCAGCCTCGGCGGTCGCGGAAGATTGGCGCACATCCCGCCCCAGGCTGTCCAGTTGTCGCGCGGTAGCCAGCTCCATTCCTCCCAGGGTGATGCCGTCGTCATAGTCCACCACCACGGTCATCAGCGGGGCCATCGTGCCATTCACCGTGGGCGGGTTGGCCACCTCCGTCACCAGACCGCGCCCAGGGACGGAAGGGGTCAGGACAGCGTGCATGCCCAGCGCGTAGGGTGTCATCTCCGTCCCCTCGCACACCTGGATGATGATTTTGTCTCCGCGCTGCAATATAACGCCCGGCGTAAATACCCACGTGGCCGTCTGGCCGCTGGACAGGTTGGACACATAGGCGGAGGTGCCAATCAGGCTGTAAGCTCCGTCCGTCAGCCGCCAAATCCGCAGGCAATACTGATTCAGGGCGGGGTCGGTGAAAAAATACACGGTTGAAATACTCGTCAGGCGGCAGCTGTCGGGCAAATGCCCGGCCAGTATCTCGTCTCCCCACGTCATCGCGTAGCCTCCGACGATGGTCCAGGTGTCGGCGACGTTTCCGCTGGATAAGGTGGATTGCCCGGTTGCCGCTTCCAATTCCACGCCCGCCTCCTTGAGCGCATCCGGCAATTTATTCGTTACAGCCTCATTGACCAATTCCCCGCTTTCCACCTGGCCTTCCAGCGTTTCCACAAGCCGCTTTGCTTCATCCCGGGCCGCTTCGGCCTGTCGTACAAGTTCCTCGACCACAATGGATGGGTTTTCCACAATGGTCACGGAGCCGTCTTCCGTTTCGGAGATGGAGACATCAAGAGCTCCGGACACAGCCGCGGCCTTTTCCGAGCCATCCGGAGGCGTAATACGAGGCGCGACATGCACGGCTCCCTTCAACAAGGGGTATTCTTTGCCCGATGCGTCGGTCAGAAAAATATCATAAGCGCCGCATCCGGCGGCCAGCCTCGGCCATGTCACCAATGCCGCACTCGCCCCCGTAACGGCACAGTCCAACATGATCACCCCATCCTGTACTACCGCTCCGCGTAGCGTCATGCCGCTGATGTCCATATCCTCACCGGATGGAGAAATAAAATGCAGCGCAAGAGACTGCGGCAGGGATTCCGTGGCGTGTATGTTGTAGTTGGCGGCTTGCCTCATGAAAATATGATGCGGCAATCCTCAAATCCGTAAATAACCGGGACTGGATATGAGTTTCAAATTTCGCAAGAGACAGGACCTTCCGCCCAAGAGTCATAATACCACCCTTCCGTGTCCGGAGGCGTGTACACATCCGTTTCCTCCGTCCAAATGCCACGGGAGGAACGGCCGGCCCAAATAGCCATGAAAATCACATCGGCCCGGTCCGGGGAATGCAAGCCCTTTCCCCGCATGTCTTCTTTGGACATGACGCGGAGGCGGCCCTTCTGATCCCATTCCATCTGGCGTGTAGTCATCTGGCGGAATGTGACCGGGTCGAGTTCATCAATGCGGATCTTTCCGTTGACGATGTCGCGAGCCCCCAGTATCCACGCTTCGGAAATGGTGTTCAGATAATGTTCCGGGTCTTCCCCGGGCAATCCTCCTCGGAACTCTTTGATACGGTAGCCGTCCCCGCCGCTTTCAACCGGTTCGGCCATTTGCTGGACGATAGGCAGTCCCAGGCCGTCCGAGTCTCCCCACGCATTATGTGCTTCAATGCCGAGTTCCTTGAGGCGGTTTGCCATCCGGCGCCGGGCCTGTACCGTGCTGGATTGTCTAAACGCCTGGTCCAGTCTGACAAGGTTTCCTTCTCGTACAGCAATGGCATTTTCATCTCGACCGGCGGCAAAATCTAAAGCGGCCCATTGTCCGCCCGGTCTGAACGCCGGAGGATGGTCTATCGCATGCCGCAGTTGTTCCGGAGTAATGACAAGCATGTCTTCCCCTTCCGTCCATTCCGCAAGATGCATGGAACGGTAGAGGGGATGGGATTCCCCGTAGGTTTCCAGGTCTTCCGCACGTTTTTCCGGACGGATGTGGGGACACATGTATGACGTGACCTTGGTTCGCCTCCAGTTTTTGGCCTCGTCGTGAAAGCAGCGGTAATGCTTCCCCATAGCGGAACCGGGGGAAGAAAGATACAGGTACCGGGTGGCGGTGCATCGGTCCGCCGCCTCAAAAATACCGTCCTGAACGCCTTTCGCTTCATCCACGATATAAAGGACAGGCGTTGCCGCCGTCGCGTGATACCCTTCCGCCTTCTGTTCATCATTGGTAGAAAATATAGAGGTAAAGCCTCCTTCCGGAGTCAAAATTTCCATCTGGTTCCATTTCCAACCCCGGAATGCCGGATGAGACTGGTAAGCACGGATTGCGGGCCAGAGCTGGGTTTTTAACTGCCGCCAGGAACCGGACGTAAGAACAACACGTCCGCGTGGAAAGCAATACAGCCACCACAGTACAACAGGACCTACCAGGGAAACAGTTTTGCCTGAACCGTTAGCCGCTACAACGGCCGTGCGCCGGTAATCGTTAATGTCCTCATAGGTGTTGATCTGCCAGTCGTAGGGGTCCAGCCCCAGCACGGCAACGGCGAATTCAGCCAGCCGTAAACGGCACCGGGATACTATGTCATCACACCGTTCCGCCATTCTCTTCTTCCGCCCTCTTTCTGCGGATGGATTCAATTCTGTCCATGACGGAAGCTATTC